GCCTCCCCTAAAATTCTATTCGTCGCCATAGACCGATAAAACTTCTTTTACAGCCTCATGCCTTTCAATGTCTCCTTGTTCGAAACGGACTACGTCCAGGTGCTTGTTTTGACCGTGTGATTCAAATTGGTGAATAAAGTCAATCAAACCGTTATCTACTTTACGATCTGCTTGAGCTAAGTCACCAGTAACGACCATCTCTGAGTTATCTCCTAGCCTTGTTAATAACATTTTCATCTGGTTAGGGGTTGCGTTTTGCATTTCATCTGCAATAATATATGCGTCTTTGAAAGTTCTACCACGCATAAATGCTAGTGGAGCAATCTCAATTATGCCTTCTTCAATCATGCCTTCAATTTGTTTTGCATCAAAATATTCTCTTAACACATCAAATATAGGTCTTGTCCAAGGCGCCATTTTTTGTTCTAGCGTACCTGGTAAAAACCCTAGATCTTCGTCAACCGACACTGCTGGTCTTGTTACAATGATCTTATCAATATTACCTTCTTTAAACTTCTTCACAGCCGCTTGGACTGCTAACATAGTTTTACCCGTGCCAGCAGGACCAATAGCAAAAACTATTGATTTGGTCGTATCTAGCAATTTTAGGATATATGTTTCTTGATGTTTATTTCTTGGAATAAGTTGTACTGATGTTTTCTTGTTAAAAGTATTGAATTCGATAACATTGCTGTTACCGTTTGCGACCCGTTTATCACGAGCTTTTCTCTTTGCACCCATTAATTGTCCTCCTATATGGATAACTGGAGCAGGAAATGTTTACCCGTAGGCTATATCTCCTACAAAAGTATTTACCTCCGTAGACACATTATAAAAATATATGTTAACTAACTTATGCGGATAAATAAGTATATAAGAATATTGGAAGCAAACTCATGCAAGATATAATGAATATTATTAAAAATGTTGAATCTATCTATGATAGCAATACAGCATTTAATGTATTAAAAGACTTTGAAAAAGTCCTAGACGAACTTGATCTTTACGTTTATAAGAACTGGGAAGATGGCGAACTTGCTATGGGTCCACAAATTGATAGACATTGGGTAACCTGTGGCTTTATGTGGGAAAAGGAAAATATGCCTGATCCTATGGGAGGCAAGCGTTTACTAGATTATGATTGTAAAGTACGCTTTAAGAAAGATACAATACTAGTTCCTAGAAAAATTACTAACCCTGATGATATACGTCCTGGTAGTAAAAAAGGTAAACTTGATCGTAAACCAATTTGGATAGTAGAGATTCAAATGCCTAAGAAACTTATTATAGATATAGTAGGACAAATGGATACAGAATCATATGCACAACAACCTGCTAACGATGCGGCACCACAAGCACAAGCAGAAGAACAACCAGCAGACGCGGCAGTAGCGGCGGCTCCAGCACCTGAAGTAGAGGCGACAGTATAATGGGATTAAAAGCAGGCGATCTTAGAGACACATTAGATCATACATTTGAAGTTGACTCTTTTGCAAGCAAAATGGGTGAAGATAAAGACATTGTAACAATGAGCTTTAGTCTTAAAGAAAAAGCCGCGGCAGATGACTTAATGGCTTTCTTAGAAAGAGGTTACGGATTTATACTAGACGCAGATGCAACATCAGGCGAACAACGTGACGGCACATATAAAGTGTTTGTTGAACTTGCTAGAGATAAAGAAGTACACAATAACATCATGGAACTAATAGATGGTGTTAAGAGTCTTGCTGAAATGGACGACTTTAAATTTAGATACTATAAAAACTGGCGTTCAAATGATGTAACACAAGAAGCATTAGAAGAACTTATACCAAATGACCCAGACAACTATGGTATTAAAGTTGAAGAAGCAAGAATGAGTAATTATAAAGAGTTCTTTAATAAGAGCTTTTTAGACGAAGTAGAACTTAAAGAAACTAAGTTAAGTATATCAAAGAAATATTCAGATCCGTTATTCTTTGAATTTATTGATTTCGGTGATGTAGTAAATATAAAAGATAACATTGATGGCAAATTCGACATAATGGAGAGCTATCCTGAAATACTCTTTTTGACCAAGTATATTGGTGACTACAACATAAGTAAGTATGGAGACAAACTTGTCTTTGAGAATAAAGATAAGGGTCTCGTTTTAAAAAGGATCTAAAATGTTTGAACTACAAAAAGAACACCTGGCACAATTAATTCCAGGGAACGATAACGTTGACGGATGGCATGAAGCTCTTGTAGCAATTATGCCTAAGTATGGTATTAACACAGTAAGACGTGCCGCACACTTTATTAGTCAGTGCGCACATGAATCTAACAACTTCCGTAGTTTACAAGAAAATTTAAACTATAGTGAAAAAGCACTTAACGCAGTCTTTGGCAGATACTTTGGTCCAGCACCAAAACGTAATGCGGCAGAATATGCACGTAACCCAGAGATGATTGCTAACTATGTTTATCAAGACGAGTTTCGTAAATATAAAATGGGCAACGTTAACGAAGGTGACGGTTGGTTATTTAGAGGACGTGGACTAAAGCAATTAACAGGACGTGAAAACTATACACGTTTTGGCGCAACAGTAGACATGACAGCAGAACAAGCGGCTGAATATGTTGCTACTGAAAAGGGTGCTGTTGAATCAGCATGTTGGTTCTGGGACGCAAATAATTTAAATTCTATTGCAGACACAGATGACGTTGTAAAAATGACTAAGAAAATTAACGGTGGTAACATCGGACTTGAGTCACGTCAGAAGCGTTATACAAAAGCAATGGAAGTATTTGGTAGCCCAGTAACACTTGCAGACGATGCAGGTGATGATGATTTTGATATCGATGATATTGGAGTACTACGCAAAGGTTGCAGAGGCGAAGGTGTACAAATGATGCAAGAAGCATTAGGCATTGGCGCAGATGGAATTTTTGGTCCAGGTACAGAACGCAAATTAAAAGAGTGGCAAGCAAGTAAAGGCTTAACAGCAGACGGAATAGCCGGACCTGCTACACTCGGAGAGTTACTAGGCTAATTACAATTATGTTTAGTTCAATTAAAATTGCTATGATAGTCGTTGCCCTTGCTACAGCAGGCGGCGGCTTTCTACATTACAAAAATGTTAAAGCAGACTTAGAAACAGCTAAAGCAAATAATATATTACTAGAGGCGTCCATTGATGGACAGAAGGCTGTAATTGCACAGCAGGCTAATGATTTTAAATCAATACTAGCCGCTAACGAAAAACTACAAGCACAAAACAAAGTTTTATCAAACGAGTTTAAAGCACTAGATGAACGCTTTAATAAAATCAACGGTCAAGGCGAAGTACGTGATATAGGTAAACTTGCTGTTGAGCGTAGTAGCTCAGTTGAACGTGTTATTAATGGTGCTACCAAAAAAGCAATGAGATGTGTAGAAATTGCAATGGGTGCGCCGCTAACGGAGAAAGAGATTAATGCAACTAAGAAATCACAGATCAATTCTGAGTGTCCTAGCATTGCTAACCCTAACTACATTCCTTACTAGTTGTAGTACGGTACAAAAGTTAGATGTGTTTGCTACTGAAGTAGAAAGAGCACCTTTAAATCTACCCAATCCTGACACACCTAAACTAGAAGAACTTAGATGGACTATCATTACTAGCGAAAACGCACAAGAAGTATTTGCTAAAATGCAAGAGCAAGGTAAAGACCCTGTACTGTTTGGTTTAAGTGATGATGACTATGAGTTGTTATCTAAGAACTTTGCACAGATACGTGCTTACATGATACAACAAGGTTTAACACTTGAACAGTATCGTGAATATTATGAACCAAAAGAAGAAACAGGAAAGGAAAATGCCAATTAAATTTAGGCCTAGCCAGAAGGTAAGAGATAAAAACTCTGGCAAATACATTACAACACACTTTTATATTAAAAGTACACCAACAACTGAGTTACAAGAATTTTTAGAAAATCATAACTCACGTCCCAAGCACAAAGTTAAAGTAAAGAAAGAATTAACACGTAGAGGCTTATAATGCTAAACTACGTTATTATTATTTCAGCCGCATTAATTGCCGCACTTTTTTTATCTGGCATAACCTGGTTCATCTACGATTTACTATTTGGTAAAGAAGGAACTAAAGGACTTGCTGAAGTTCCTTTTACAAGTCCACTGAGTGGCGAAGTACGTACAGCAAAACAATCACGTCAGGATCATATAGTATGATCAATTGGCTTAGTGATCTACTAGGCCGTTGGTTAGAACGTTCGTGGCAACGCAAAGCAAACAAGTTTCAAAAAAATTATCCCCGTTACCGAAAGTAACACCTTTTTTATTCATTTAGATAAATATGGTTGACTTATAAAGGTTTATAAGTTATTATTATAAAACTTGAATGAAACCTCCAAGAATTGACATAGATTCGATTCGAGATAAACTCGAAATGGGCGCACTCGTGGCGATCTTTGTATTGTCTTTGTTGGGAGTAAACACATACACACATTAAGAGAAAACACATGACACAGATGATTTTAAAATTAAAACAAGACGAGCGAGTTTGCAAATTCTGCAACATTGTAGAAGGCTTGTTATTAGTTTCATTTCCGATTGCCTTACCATTTTTTATAATGGTTGCATCAACAAGATACTAATGAGAGACGCAACACCCCAAGAAGTAAAAGAATGGCACGAAACTGACTACTGGATGAAAATGGACTTTGATCCATTAGTAATGTTTGTAGTCATACCGACTATTATACAACTTATGGCCATGGGCCTAATGTTTGGTGTAATGGCCGTAAACAATGGCATTTTTTAAAGCTATACTCAAGACCGTAATTGGCGTTGGTAGTATAGAAGACGTAAAAGTTACTCCACTAACTATTATAGTATTTGCCGCAGGTGTAATGCTTGTGTTCCTAGGTACTATAGCATCTTTGCTACTATTAGCGTCAATTATAATATAAATACACATAGTTAATTAACAGAGGGTTACTATGTGGGAAATGATTGAACAAATGGCGAGCAATCGCTTATGGATTTATACAGCATTAGCTGGATCAGTATTTGGCGCTGGATTTTTATTCTGGTTTAAAGATACAAGAATGGCAACATGGGCAGTACAAAAGTTTGATGCTACATTAGAATACCTAGCAGTACGTTGGGGCTGGACATGGTTACAAGATGATCCAGATGCTTGGCGTGTAAAATATCCAAAAATAACATCTAAAATAGATGAGCTTGAAAAACGTATTAAACATCTTGAGGGGAAAAGATAATGAGCGAAGAAGAAATTAAAAAGTCAGGGCACCATCCAGCAGATACAAACGGAGACGGAAAAGTTTCTGATGAAGAACACCAAATGTATATGGAGTTCAAACGTAAAGAACTAGAAGACAGAGATGCTATGCGTGATGCACAGCGTCAAATGGCTTGGTTTGCATTGTTTGGTATGTTACTATATCCATTCGCAGTTGTGGTTGCAGTGTTTGCAGGCATTGACGAAGCGGCTAAGATTTTGGGCTCAATGGCACCAACATACTTTGTATCAGTTGCGGCGATTGTAGCGGCATTCTATGCCAAAGAAGCAGTAGCTAAAAAGTAAGTCAATAATTATATTGCATAGTGGCCTGTGCGATAAGTAATAGTATGGACCACTATAACACTCTTGGCGTTACAAAAACTGCCTCTCAAGCAGATATTAAAAAAGCCTACCGAAAACTCGCAATGAAAAATCACCCCGATCGCGGAGGTGATGAATCTAACTTTCAAAAAATATCAGAAGCATATGATACACTTAGTGACCCAACTAAAAGGTCACAGTACGATAACCCAACACCGCAATTTAGATTTGACACTGGTGGGTTCCGTAGTAACCAAAATCCTTTTGAAGACTTTATGAGAGGATTTTCTCCGGGACAAAGAAAGAACAGAGACGTAACGATTAACCTTACGCTTAGTTTGCAAGACGTACTATCAGGTAAGTCATTAGCAACAAGGTATAAGATACAAAGTGGCAGAGTTAAAGAAGCTGATATTGAAATACCAGCAGGTGTTGCACATGGCGTAAATATACGCTTTCGTGACCTAGGTGATGATAGTAACACGTATTTGCCATCAGGAGATCTAATTGTAAAAATTAGTGTAGTAGAACATCCATTATGGAAGCGTGAAGGTAATAACTTAGTAATAACTTTACTATGCTCAGTATTTGATTTATTATTGGGCGGAGAAGCTAAGTTTAAAACTTTAGATGGTAAAGACTTATCAGTAAAGATACCTAAAGGCACACAACCAACTGCTAAATTTGCAATTCCTAATTACGGTATACCTAATGTTAAAGACGGACACAGAGGTAATATAATTGTTAAACTAAACCCTGCAATACCAAATATTGAGAATGAAGGTATTGTACAAGAGTTGGAGAGGATAAAAGATGCACTTAATTAAATCACCTGACCCATGGTTACAAAAAGTCGTAGTAGACTTTGACTTTGAAAAACTAGATGCAAAAGCAATTAGTGAAAAAATGATTGACCTTATGAAAGAAGAAGGCGGTATTGGACTTAGCGCAAATCAAGTAGGATTAGATGCTAAAATATTTGTAATGAAACCACACCTATTAGAAGATAATAGTCCATTGGTTATTATAAACCCTACTGTTGAAAGTGCAACGGTAAACTATGAAGACTTACCAGAAGGCTGTTTAAGTCATCCAGACTTATTTCTTACTATAAAAAGACCAAGAGGTTTGGTTGCCAAGTTTCTTGACATTGATGCAAAAGAACGTATAATAGAATTATACGACATAGATGCTAGATGTTTTTTACATGAGTTCGATCACTTACAAGGTATTGAATTTACTGATCGCATTAGTAGACTAAAATTAGATCGAGCAAAAAAGAAACGTTTAAAAGAACTTAAAAAGAGGAAAATACAGCATGGTTGAACCGAGTAATTCATTACAGTTGGTTTTTGAGAAAAGCATTAAAGATGCTAAGAAGTTACAACACGAGTATGTAACACTAGAACACCTAGTGTTTGCAATGCTCTGTGAGGAGAATTTTTATAACGTAGTGAAGGGCTTTGGCTCAGACGTAGACTATCTTAAAAAGAATTTAGAACATTACCTTACTACTAAGTTAGATGATATTAAAATAGAAGAAACAAAATACAAGCCAAAGAAAACACAAACAGTAGAACGTGTTCTTAACAGAGCATTTACACAAGTGTTGTTTCAAGGCCGTCCTGAAATTGATCTTACTGATGTACTTGTTAGTACACTTGCAGAAAAGAAATCAATGGCAGTTTACTACTTAGAAGAATCAGGTATTACTAAAGAAGCATTTGCTGAATATGTAAGTACAGAAATAACAACTACAGAAGATGACATAGCAGAAACAGGTCAAGGACAAAAAGCACTTCGAGCATTTACAACAAACTTAAATGATGAAGTTAAGCAAAACAAAATTGATCCTGTAATTGGCAGAGCTGAAGAAATTGAAAGCATTGCTCTTTCATTAGGACGTAGACAAAAGAACAACGTACTACTAGTTGGTGATCCAGGTGTTGGTAAAACTGCTATTGCAGAAGGTCTAGCATGGAAAATTGTTAACGATCAAGTTCCAAAGTTTTTAAAAGAATACAATGTTTATAACCTTGATATTGGATCGCTACTAGCAGGTTCAAAATATAGAGGTGACTTTGAAGAACGTTTTAAACTTGTACTAGCAGGTTTAAAAGGCAAAGGCAAAACAATTATGTTTATTGACGAAGCACACATGATAAGTGGTGCAGGTGCAGGTGGCGGCAACAGTGCAAATGACCTTGCTAATATGCTAAAGCCAGCACTAAGTAAAGGTAACATTAAAGTTGTTGCGTCAACTACTTGGGATGAATACCGCAAGTACTTTGAAAAGGATCGTGCATTGATGCGTCGATTCCAACGTGTAACAGTTGATGAGCCAACTTCAGAAGTAACAAAAGATATCTTACATGGTATTAAAAAGTACTACGAAGATTTTCACAAAACTGTAATTACTGATGATGCTATTGAAGCGGCTGTAAAACTAAGTGTGAAATATCAAGCAGACAAGAAACTACCTGATAAAGCAATTGACTTGTTAGATGTTGCATGTGCAAGATTTAAACTAAAAGAAATACCACCTGAGCAACAAATTGTTGATGAAAGTAGTGTACAATTTGAACTTAGTAAAATGTTAAACTTGCCTGAAGAGCAAGTAGCAGAACGTGAAACAGAAAATCTTGCTAACTTAGAAAAGAATCTTAAGAGTCAAGTATACGGACAAGACGAAGCAATTGAAAGTATTGTTGATAAAATTTTAGTTGCACAAGCAGGACTTAAACCGGAAGACAAGCCAGTAGGTTCGTTTGTGTTTATGGGTCCAACAGGTACAGGTAAAACAGAAACAGCAAAACAACTTGCATCAGCACTTGGTGTAGGACTAGTACGTTTTGATATGTCAGAGTATCAAGAGAAACATGCTGTTGCTAAACTGTTAGGTTCACCTCCAGGATATGTAGGACACGAAGAAAAAGGTGGGTTACTTATTGAGAAAATTCAAGAGAATCCTAATTGTGTATTACTACTAGATGAGATTGAAAAAGCACATCCAGACGTATCACAGATTTTATTACAAGTTATGGACAATGGTAAAGTTACAGGCTCTAATGGTAGAGAAGCAGATGCACGTAATTGTATTCTAATTCTTACTACTAACTTAGGTGCTAAAGAAGCAGAGAAAAATACTATTGGATTTGACGAAGACTTTGATGGCGCAGGATACGAAGATAAAGAACTTAAAAAATTCTTTGCACCAGAATTTAGAAACAGACTTGATGCAACAATTACATTTGCTAAATTAGGCAAAGAGATAATGATGAAGATTGTTGGCAAGTTCCTTGTTGAACTTAAAAATATGGTTAAGGATAAGCAAGTAGATATTATTATTACTGATGAAGCATTAGATCAATTAGTTGAAAAAGGCTTTGATAGTAAGATGGGTGCAAGACCTTTACAACGAGTTATCGATAAAGAGATTAAACGTCCACTGTCAAGAGAACTATTATTTGGTAGTTTAAAAGATGGCGGCAAGGTAACTGTTGACTTTAAGGACGGCGCATTTGTTCTAGAGTCTGAAGGTCAAGTCGTTGAAGAAATTAGAGACAACTAAGTTATTTTGGGGCAAGTATCTTTACAAACTTGCTATTAACAATAGTATAGGTAGTATATTCAGAGACAAGAACCTTTCTCATGCTAGAGAGGTTCTTGATACACTCCAACAACAATACGAGTCAGGTCAGCCTTTAGTTTTAAAGAGCTTTGCTCGTGTACTTTCTGTAAGTGAATTAAGTTTCTTAGATGCTCGTAAACTATATAAGTTCTTAGTTAGAGCAAGAGACGACTATACTTTACGAATTCAAAACATTAATATTAGTGTATACTCTAATAACCACGAATGGATACACACTTTAAAAAGTGCTATTAATAAAGACAACCTATTAGAACTTTGGGAACCAAATCCAAGTCATATTCCAACACTTGATTCAAATACTATTATTGTTGACAGTAGCAACGGATACGAATATAAAGTAACGTTTGGAGTTAACGTAGGCGACACTTCCGGCTTTGCTAATTGGGCTAAAAATAATACTAGACAAGTTAAAGTAGGTCCTGTACTATTAGAACAATTAACCTACAATGGGTATGTAAACGATATGTATTTTTATGCTAGAGACGAAAAAACATTGCAATTATGCAGTTTAATGCTATCTAATGTTAGGCGTGTGGATAAATTAGTAGTCAAGTCCGATATTGATAAATAGTTATATGGCAAACAGTATAACAATATTATCAAATAATACACACGACGGTGATAGCACAGTTCAAACTGTCACTGGCAGTAAGTACAAAGGTGACGGTTACTATGGACGTAGTGACGGTTTTCATACGGTACAATATAACTTAACAGGTTTTATTGGTACTATAAATGTCCAAGCAACACTTGCTGTTGACCCTACAGACGCTGATTGGTTCACTGTGTATACACAAGCATACCCAGTAGTAAATAACCAAGGTACAACTAAAAGTAACCTTACTAACTTTACAGGAAACTATGTATGGGTTAGAGCGAATATTAGTAATTGGACAGACGGCACTGTTAACAGTGTGCAATTAAATCATTAAGGCGGAACAATGGAACATTTTATTAGAGTAGTGATGGAGAAACAAGATAATTTAAACGAAAGTTTAAATGAGTCAGTATTTCCAGGAAGTGCAATTTATGAATCAGAGCAAGGTGCTAGTATATTTGAAATGCCATTACCTACAGCATTAAGCGAAGAGCAAGCAGACGAATTTGCAAACAAATTAGCAAACTTTGTTTTTGAACAAGGCTACGAAGATTTTGATATTGAAATATCAGCAGACGGCGCTATTGATGAAGACGAAGAAACATACGAAGACGACGATGAATTTTATGAACAGTACGGTGTTATGTGGTACAATGAAGATGATGACCCGATAGACGAAGCAGAATACCAAGGCCGTAAAGTCAAACTTGGCAAGCCTATGCAAGGTGATGTTAAGAAATTTAAAGTATACGTCAAAGATCCAAAGACAGGTAATGTTAAAAAAGTAAACTTTGGACACGGCGGTAGCAGTGTTAAAGGTAAAGCAATGAAGATTAAAAAATCTAACCCTGCACGTAGACGCTCATTTAGAGCAAGACACAATTGTGATAACCCAGGGCCACGTACTAAGGCACGTTACTGGTCTTGTAGGAAGTGGTAAAATGAAACTTAATGAAGTACAAGAAAAACAACAGGATGAAATACCATTTGATGTAGCAGAAGATCTTGCTATTTTTATGCGTAATGATCCTATGTTTTATCGTAAAACATTTTTTCCAGCTATGGCTGATGTAAGTGATAGAATGGAAAAAGGAGACTCGATTGATCCTGCTGTAATGTTAAAACCTATAGTCGATCAAGGTGTTAAGGGCTATTGTAAAAAATATATTAAAGATAAACGTGCTGAAGATGTTTTTACCGAAAAAGATAAAAAGGCCTGTGTAGATAAAATTAGTGCAGAGGAAATGCCTAATATCAAAAAAGGTATGTATAAGGTCGAAATTTAATGCTATTAAGAGAATTATATGAAGCACCAAAGAAGGTAGCAGTTGCGGCATTTGGTCGTATGAATCCGCCAACTATTGGACACGAAAAACTTGTCAATGCTGTTAAAAAACAGCAAGGTGATCATTATATTTTTCTAAGCCAAACACAAAAACCTAAAGACAATCCTTTACCGTTTGATGTAAAATTAGAGTTTGCTAAAAAGTCTTTTCCCGGTGTTAACGTAGGACACCCTACAGTACGTACACCAATTCAAATGTTACAGATGTTAGAAAAACTAGGTTACACAGATGTTATCTATGTAGCAGGTTCAGATCGTGTAGCAAGTTTTGATAAACTGTTTAACGACTACAACGGCAAAGAATATAACTTTGATAGTATTACTGTTGTTAATGCAGGCGAACGTGATCCAGATGCAGATGGTGCAGAAGGTATGAGCGCAAGTAAAATGCGTCAAGCGGCTGCTGAAGGCAACTTAGAAGCATTTTCACAAGGCGTACCTAAACCAGATCTAGCACAAAAAATGTATGATGCTGTACGTAAAGGTATGGGTATTAAGGACGAACAGCCTGTAGAAGAATGGGCAGTGCCTGCACTAAAGGGTGCAAAGTACGCATTTCAAATTAGTAAATGGTTATGGAATAATAAATGGGCTATTACATTCTTTATGGGTGCTTGGAAAACTATCGACTGGATTGGTGATGCTATAAACTTTGCTAAAAGATTTTTAGATCATCCGGTTGTTAAAACAATGTCTAAGTACGGGCTTCCAGCAATAGGTATTGCTATTGCATTATACGGTGGTAAAAAACTATACGACGAACTAGTTCAAATTAAAGACGAACGTGAATTAGAAAAACTTTTAACAGAATTTAAACCTGATATGTCTGAGTTAGAGACACTTGAGGCAGAACTAGAAGCAATGATTGCTGATGAAAAGACAGATAAAGCAGGCGCACTTGACGAAGGTGATTTAGTAGTAGATAAAGGTTCATTAGTATCATACTTACGTGATATGATACAAAAATATGTTATGGAAGAAAACGATGTTGAAAAACTTTCACAACTATTAAAATTTATGGTAGGCAAAGAAATTAAGCCTCATGGTAAACAAAGATATCGTATAACATCTGAAGATATAATTAGGGCATTGAAACGTGGATGAACTGTCTGACATCATACGTCTAGCCGGTGTAAACGAATTCAAAGGTTATACTGAATATACTTTAGAAAATATTAGTGACGCAGCAAATTCTAATGCAAAAAAAATGCGTGATAATAATATAAAGCCTGGAGACGAGGAATGGTTTAAGTTATGGTTCAGTCAACCTAAAATGATGAATCAAAACATGCCACGAGGATTTAGAGGAAGAACAAAAAAATGAGACTGCGTCAGTTATTTGAAGATGGAAGAATTGTAAAAGGTGTTAACACTACTCCTGACGTTGACGTAAATTCTATTTCTAAAGAAGCAGCAAAGTTAGGCTTTACTGTAGATAAAGACGGAGTTCCTCCTACACTAAGTAAAAAAGTAAAAGGCAAGTCAACAAATGTTGCATTTAATTTAGGTATGACTGAAGGTAACTTATTTAAGAATCCTGCAAATACATTCTTAGCAAAATCAGATACAGCATACGACTTTCTTAAAATAGGAACAAATTTAGCAAATTTAAAAGATGTTCCAAGTAACTCTAATGTAGATGAACCAGACATTATGATTGCTCCATACGCAGGTGCTAAAGAAATGAAGTATCTTATGAAGCAACTTAATCGTATTGGGTATAAAACACAAGATGCTAGTGGCTATAAAGATGCACACTTTGACAACAAGCCAACAGGCGGTAATGCACCTCCGCAATTAAAAAAATTAGGGTCATTAGGTAAAATTAAAATTGATAAACTTAAAAGTGTACAGAACGAAAGACAATGGCACAAACTAGGTAAGCAATTAGTTAAAGTTATTAATGATGATTATGCTCCAATACAAATTGATCGTAAAGGTAGAGTAATTAACGGTCATCACAGACTTGATGCATTACGTTTAGTAGGTGAAGAATATGCTCGTGTATATATGGCAGACGATGTAGTAGAAAACATGTTAGGCGAAACATATGCTGATGAAAAAAGAGAGAAAACAAAACGTACACTTGCTAAACACGACAAAGCAATGATCAAAGTAGCTCGTGATTCTATTAAGAAGTACGAGAAAGACAAAGAAGATAAAGAAACTAATGAAAACTTTGCCGACGGTAAAAAAAAGGGCAAAAGTAAGCCTGGTAGAGTAAAGAAGTCAGGTGCTAGTTGTAATGGCAGTGTAACAGCACTACGCAAACGTGCTAAGAACGCAAGCGGTGAGAAGGCTAAAATGTATCACTGGTGTGCTAATATGAAATCAGGTAGAAAGAAGAAGTAATGTTCAGTAAACAATGTAAATTACATCTAGAAGAAAAAGGCGAAACAGGATGTCAGCATATGAAAGCGGCACTAAAGACAGCCGTTAGACTACAATTACTTGTACCAACACTAATAATACACAGTGTTGCGCCACGTTTTTTTACAGACACAGCAACACGAGTAATGAAAGATATACTAGATGACAGAACAGGAACTTAAACACTACATCGAAAAGTACAAAGAACACGAAGAAAAACAGCTAAGTACTAATGAAAGAAACGAGTACTGGAGGAAATACAATGAAGATAACAGACATTGATAAAGATATACTAGACGAAACTACATCAGCAGGCAGTGTTGCAGGTGTTGCTACTCCAGTAGGCGGAATGATTAGTCGTCAAATGAAAAATGCAGACGGCACTGCTAAAAATGCTCTTGACATAGATGCAAACATCTTAGGGCATAAAAAGAAGAAGAAAAAGAACAAGCGATAAATACAGTATGCGTATTAAAGATATAAATGAAGGACCGTTAAAATCATTTCAGCAAAATGTTGCTAAAGGATTTCAGGCCACACAAAAAGGCGGCGGCTGGCTTGCTCCTGACGGTGTAGAAAAAGGTATTAAGAAGTTTTTTACTCAAATAGATGATCCTGATAAAGATAAAGATAAAAAAGCTGCTAAAGGCGGTGCTGGTACAAAAGACAGTGTTACTAAAGCAGACGCAAAGAAATTAAAGGGCGACGGCGAAGGCATTCTTAATCAAATGGCTGCTAAAAGAAAATATGCTAAAGAACTAGCAGGTTATAAAAATTCAAAAGCAGATAGCACTCCTCCGCAGGATGCTAGATTAATCGGAAAAGACGGTAAATTATATCACTGGAGCGGAAATAAATGGTTAGTAAGGAATGACACTAACGGACGTTATGAAGCAACAAAAGACCAAGAGTCAATAAAAGCAAGTTGGATAGATGCCGCTTCAAAAGGTAAAACAACATATATTAAAAAGGAATCGATGATGAATAGAAAATCAATTGAGGAAGGGTTGGCCGACTTAGCTGATATGGCTGAAAGAGATCACGAAGTACAAATGGCACGTGCCGATCTATATAAGATTGCAAAGTATGCTATTCAACTGCACGACATGATGAAAAATGTTACTGAAGCAGACGGAATTGAAGGTTGGCAGCAATCTAAAATTACTAAAGCAGCAGACTATATGGGAAGTGTGTATCATGCACTAGACTATGATTTAAAGTTTGGAGAAGAAGTAACTGAAGCAAAAGATACACATTGTTCAGATAAATGTTGTGGAGCAGATGTAAAAAGAGAAGACTGTGAATGCCCACCTACTTGTAAGCATTGCAACTGCAACGAATCAGTAAATGAAACTGTCGACATGTATAAAGCAAGTATTGCTAAAAAACTAGCAGAAAAACTAGGTAGATAATATGGATTATCACGCACTACAGAAAAAATTATTTGACATTCAGCCATCAGATCCTGCACAAGAAAAAGCAAGTATGATTGCTGCTCTACAAGGTGGTCAACCGCAAGAAAGTGTGCAAAACACAGTTTCTTTAGTGCATGAAAGTGTACAAGTACAGGAAGGTACATTGCCAATAGATAGAGATTATTCTGTAAGTGATTTTGCTGCCCTAGCTGGTGTAAAATTAACTGAAGCACCTGTTGCTCCAGCAGTAGCACCTGATGCAAATAAAGTAGGTATGGGCGCAAAACAAGTTGGTAATAAACTTGGTGCTAAAGGTGGCGCAGGAATGATGTCTAAAGCATTGGGCAAAGTTGCACAAGGCGGTGCATTGCCAGCAAATCTTTCTAAACAGATTGCTCCATTTGCTGCTCAACTAGAAGTTATCTTAGGCGATCCAGGACTAAGAAATAAGTTTATGGCTATTGTTAAAGCTGCTGAGGCAGTTAGTAAGAAAAATGCAGCAGTTGCTCCGGCACAGCCTGTAGAAAGAACACTTACTAAAAGTGAAGAAGCTAAAAAAGAAAAGAACGTCAAAGGTATGAAAAAGAACAAAGACGACTTTAAGAAGCGTTACGGTAAAGACGCAGAAGCAGTTATGTATGCAACTGCAACTAAAAATGCCAAAAAAGAATCATTTATCAAAGATGAGCTCTATCGTAGATTAGCCGAATACGAATTCAAATCTACCAAAAAGTAAAAATTTTACTTGACTTTTATCTAAATATCCGCTATAATATAACTTAACTAACATAGGAGTATATTATGAGTTCACGTACCTACGGTGCCGACGAAAAAGCAAAACTAGAACGCCTTGTAAGAGAAGGTGTAACTGTACTGCAAGAAGTAGAAGATTTGAATACAGGGTTAAAAGAAACTGTTAAAGCAGTAGCAGAAGAAATGGATATTAAGCCAAGTCTTATTAACAAAGCAATTAAAATTGCACAAAAACGTGACTGGGATAATCATGCTGATGCCTATGACGATTTAGAAACATTAATCGTTACGCTTGGTTATGATAAGTGATTAGTCAAGTAAAATCATTTTTTAAGGAAAGTTATAAACTAAGTCCAGTTGCATTTTACTGCGAAATGGTCGAAGCAGTGTTTTTGATCTCAGCAAGTGCAATTCTTAGTTTTACTATCCTTGACCCTGCTACAAAGTTATTTGTACCTATGTATCTTATTGGTAGTATACTAGGTATTGTAAGTGCAGTAATTAGACGTGCGGCATTTGTAATATTACTTTGTAGTTGGTTTACTGCAATGAATTTATTTGCACTGGTTCAGTTGTTTTTATAAATACAAGTACGCCCATAGCAATAGCTAGGCATGAAGAAGGTTAAGTTGGCCATAAGCAACGTAAGGAGAAATGAATGCCATATGTAGACGCGATGTTCGATCGCGACCAGGATATCATCCGTGTCGTAGAACGTAGAGACGGTAAAAGACAGTTTACTGAATATCCTGCAAAGTACACTTTTTATTTTAAAGACGAGCGAGGCAAATACAAAAGTGTATTTGGTGACCCTCTTACAAGAATTGTATGTAAGAACACAAAAGACTTTCGAAAAGAAGTTGCAATCAATCGAGATAAGAAACTTTTCGAAAGCGATATTAATCCAATCTTCCAGTGTTTGAGTGAAAACTATCTTAATCAAGATGCACCTAAATTAAATATTGCATTTTTTGATATTGAGACTGATTTTGATCCAGAGCGTGGCTTTGCTGATCCTGCTGATCCGTTTATGCCTATTACTTCCATAAGTGTATACTTACAGTGGCTAGAAACAATGATATGTTTAGCTGTGCCGCCTAAGACACTTACAATGGAGCAAGCCGAAAAAGAACTAGAAGGCATTGACAATGTAATGTTATTTGAAAAAGAAGGTGATATGATTGACACTTTCTTAACACTAATTGAAGATGCTGATATTTTGTCAGGCTGGAACAGTGAAGGTTATGATATTCCTTATACCGTTAATAGAACTAGTCGTGTACTGAGCAAAGATGACACACGTAGGTTCTGCTTATGGGGCCAACTGCCTAAGAAACGTGAATATGAAAAGTACGGGAAGCAAGCTGTTACATTTGATTTAATAGGTCGTGTACACTTAGATAGTTTAGAGCTATATCGTAAGTACACATATGAAGAACGTCACACATATCGACTTGATGCTATTGGTGAAATTGAAGTAGGCGAAAACAAAGTCCCTTATGAAGGTACTTTGGACCAGTTATACAACAATGACTTTAGAAAGTTTATCGAATACAACATACAAGATACTGCACTACTAGACAAGCTAGACAAAAAACTAAGATTTATTGATCTTAGTAATACTGTTGCACACGAAAACACTGTGTTACTACAGACTACTATGGGTGCTGTTGCTGTTACAGAACAAGGCATTGTTAACGAAGCACATAACAGAGGCTTACAAGTTCCTAATCGTCCTAAGCGAGACGATACAGAAAACACACAAGCGGCTGGTGCGTATGTTGCGTTTCCAAAGAAAGGCTTGCACAAGTGGGTAGCTTCAATGGATTTAAATTCATTGTATCCTAGTGTTATTAGAGCGTTAAATATGGCTCCTGAAACTGTCGTAGGGCAAATACGCCCAGACATAAGCGAAGCCCGTGTACACGAAGATATGACGCTTAAAAAGAAGTCATTTGCAGGTAGTTGGGAAGGACGTTTTTCGACAGAGGAATACGAAGCCGTAATGGAAAAACGTAAAGATATTTCCCTTACAATTGACTGGGAAGATGGTCGTACTGATGTTTTGAGTGGTGCAGAAATGTATCAGTTAGTCTTTGATAGTCAAATGCCGTGGATGCTTAGTGCTAACGGTACTATCTTTACAACAGAGTTCGAAGGTGTTATTCCTGGACTATTAAAGCGTTGGTACGCTGAACGTAAAGATATGCAGAAGATGTTAAAGAAAGCAAAAGATGCAGAAAACAAAGCTGAGATTGAATACTGGGACAAGAGACAGTTAGTTAAGAAGATTAACTTGAACAGTTTGTATGGTGCTATTCTTAATCCTGGTTGTAGATTCTTTGATAAACGTATTGGTCAAAGTACAACACTAAGCGGCAGAACTATTGTTAAACATATGTCAGCAGAAGTAAACAACTGTATTACTGGTGAATACGACCATGTAGGTAAAGCAATGATATATGGTGATACTGACTCTTGTTATTTTAGCGCCTGGCCCTTATTAAAAGACGATGTTAATTCTGGAAAACTGGAATGGAGTACTGAAAAAGCTATTGCACTGTATGATCAAATTTGTGAGCAAGCAAACACAACATTTCCGAAGTTTATGGCACAAGCATTTCATTGCCCAAAGAGCCGTTCAGATGTTATTGCCGCTGGTAGAGAAATTGTAGCACAGTCAGGCTTATACATCACTAAGAAACGTTATGCGGCACTAGTTGTTGACAACGAAGGCTTTAGAACAGATGCTGACGGTGTAGGTAAAGTAAAGGCAATGGGCTTAGACTTACGTAGGTCAGACACGCCTGTGTTTATGCAGGACTTCTTAAAAGAACTATTAACAATGGTACTTACTGATGTTCCGCAGAAAGAAGTGCTAGATCGTATTACAGAATTCCGTAAGGAGTTTAGTCAACGACCTGGCTGGGAAAAAGGTTCTCCTAAACGTGCAAACAAAGTAGGACACTACAGACGTTTAGAAGAAAAACAAGGAAAAGCAAACATGCCTGGGCATGTACGAGCAAGCATTAACTGGAATACACTCAAGCGAATGAACGGAGACAAGTATTCGCAGGAAGTTGTTGACGGAATGAAAGTTATTGTTTGTAAACTAAAACAAAATCCTTTAGGATACACAAGCGTTGCTTACCCAACAGATGAATTGCGTATTCCTGAATGGTTTAAAGAACTGCCATTTGACGATGCGGCTATGGCAGAAACTATTATTGATAACAAACTAGACAATTTAATCGGAGTGCTTAATTATCCACTAGAGGATACTAAGTCACATACAACATTTGGCAGTTTGTTTGAATTTGGAGACTAATATGAAAGTAAAACTTGAAGTTGAACTTGATACTGAAAAACAAAAAGACTTAGATATGATTGAAGATGTGATTTATCATTTACAAGACGTCCGTGAAATTTTAGAAGAACATCAAGAAAACCTAAATAACAATACTAAACATAAAAACAATCGGAGAAAATAAATGAAAGTTGGTTTTACTTGTAGTACATTTGATTTATTGCACTCAGGACACGTACAAATGCTACGTGAAGCAAAAGATCAATGCGATTACTTGATATGCGGATTACAAGTTGATCCTAGTGTTGACCGAAAAGATAAGAATAGTCCTATACAAACAGTAGTCGAACGATATACTCAGCTTAAAGCAGTTGGCTATGTAGATGAAATTATTCCATATGGCACTGAAGAAGATTTAGAAGATATACTTAGTATGTATTCGATAAATGTGCGTATACTAGGAGAAGAATATAGAGATAAACCGTTTACTGGCAGAGATATTTGTCGTAAACGAGATATTGATATCTACTTTAATAATAGAGATCATCGATTTAGTTCAAGTGATTTAAGACAAAGGGTTACAGATGCAAAATAAATTTGTCTTTGATGTTGACGGAACACTAACTCCTAGTAGACAACCAATTGATAATAACTTTGCAAAGTTCTTTTACAATTTTTGCTTAGGTAATGATGTATATCTTGTTACAGGAAGTGATAGAGCAAAAACAATAGAACAAATAGGTGAAAAAATATACAACAGATGCAGACGTGTATACCAATGTAACGGTAATGATGTTTGGAAAGGCAATGTTAATGTTCGAACAAATGAATGGACACTTCCAGACCTAGCAAGAACATTCCTTATTAGTTGTGAATACGAAAGTAACTTTGATATACGCACAGGAAACCATATTGAAGAACGTCCGGGTATGGTAAACTTTAGTGTAGTAGGACGTAATGCATCTTTATATGAACGTAAACAGTATGTTGATTACGACACAAAAGAAAACGAACGTAATACAATAGCAAAAGCATTTAATACAATGTTTCCAGACTTATCAGCAAAAGTAGGCGGTGATACAGGTATTGATATTTCACCTAAAGGTTGTGATAAATCACAAGTTGTAAAGGACTTTGATAAACAGGACAAACTGTGGTTCTTTGGAGATGCGATTTACGAAGGTGGCAATGATTATCCGTTAGCGCAAGTAGTAAAGAATTACAGAAAGGTTACTGGATGGTCGCAGACTAAAGAATATTTAGAAGTATTTCAAGATCAAAGAATGGCAAATTAATGCTTGACAAACAAGTACTTATGTACTATAATTATAATAACACTAATGGAGAATCATAAATGAAAGACATTTTACAAGACGTGGTAGCACATACACACGCACTAGGCTTTTTATCGCTTGTTAAAGTAAGCAACGATGAAGGTACAGCAATCGACTCAATGGCAGAAGATCGTTCAGTTATTTTAACAGGAACAACAGCAACTCCGGTTAATGAGTTCAAAGGTACATTTGGCATGCCTAACTTAGACAAGTTAGCATTGCATTTGAAAAATCCCGAGTACAAAGATAACGCAAAGATCGATGTTGTTGAAGCAGAACGTAACGGCGAACTTATTCCGACACATATTCACTTTGAAAATGCAACAGGTGACTTTGAAAACGATTATCGCTTTATGAATAAAGCAATTATTGAAGAAAAGTTAAAAACTGTTAAGTTCAAAGGTGCTACATGGGAAGTATCTATACAGCCAAGTATGGCAAGTATTGCACGTATGAAGTTAATGAGTGCTGCTCATTCAGAAGAACCTACATTTAATGTAAAAACTACTGGCGGCAACTTAGTGTTTAGCTTCGGCGATGCAAGTACTCACGCAGGTGAATTTGTATTCCAACACGGTATTGAAGGTTCATTACAGCATCAATGGAGTTGGCCTGTAGCACAAGTACAAGCAATCTTAAACTTAGATGGCGATGCAACTATGAGTATTAGTGACCAAGGTGCAATGAAGATTAGTATAAACAGTGGTATGGCAACATACGACTATATTTTACCAGCACAGAGCAAGTAGAATATGCGTAAAGACTTAACCGCAGAACAACATGACTATGCACGTTTTTTGCCTGCACTGAGTGGCTTTTATGCTACTTATGTGGGCAAACAACGTTATGACGAGTATGTAGATAAGTCACGTATTCCTAGTAACTTTACTCACGGTGTCGAAAGTCTAAACTACCTAAATGATCAAGAAGGACAGTTCCAATATAAATGGACACTGTATTCAGCAGGTCATGCTGAGCTTGACATCAACAAACATAGTCCTAAAGAAGATATGATCCGTAATAGAGATAGAGAAAACTCTTGGATGCTTGGAGACTCAGGTGGTTTCCAGATCGGTAAAGGCGTGTGGGAAGGTGATTGGAAAGATCCTAACTGTCCTAAGGCACAGAAAAAACGTGATGGTGTATTGCGTTGGATGGACGCTTATATGGACTATGGCATGATACTTGATATTCCAGCGTGGGTAGCACGTTCGCCCGAAGGCGCAAAAGCAACAGGCATTAGTACATACGACGAAGCTGTAAAAGCAACACGTATAAACAATGACTATTGGATGAAACATAGAACAGGTGCTTGTAAATTCTTAAATGTATTACAAGGTGAGAATCATACAGATGCCGATGACTGGTATGAGCAAATGAAAGACTATTGCGATCCAGTTAAGTATCCTGACAATCACTTTAATGGTTGGTCTATGGGTGGTCAGAATATGTGTGACGTACACTTAGTTCTTAAACGCATTGTTACATTACATTTTGATAACTTGTTACAAACAGGTGTACACGATGTAATGCACTTCTTAGGTACATCTAAACTAGAGTGGGCGACATTGCTCACTGATATTCAACGTGCAGTAAGAAAGAATTACAATGAGAACTTTACTATTACCTTTGACTGTGCTAGTCCTTTCCTCGCAACCGCGAATGGACAAATCTACATTCAAAACGAGACTGAAGACCGAAGCAAATGGACGTATCGTATGGTGCCGTCAGTTGACGATAAAAAATATGCTACAGACAACCGTGGATTTAGAGACACTGTTATATCAGATGGGATATTTAAAAACTTTGAAGACTCGCCACTTACAGCCGAACTTAAAGTATCAGACGTTTGCACTTATGCTCCAGGCGATCTAAATAAGATAGGTAAAGAAGGAAAGACATCATGGGATTCATTTAGTTATGCTATACAAATGGGTCACAACGTATGGAGTCATATTAATGCCGTACAAGAAGCAAACAGGCAATATGATGCAGGCATTGTTCCTAAGATGCTTGTACAAGAAACATTTGACAGAGTATTCTTTAGAGATGTAGTAGAAGAAATATTTGCTATTGACAATCGAGAAGAAGCCCTAGCAAAGATTGATGAGTATTCGAAGTTCTGGATGGCTATTCCAGGTACTAGAGGTGCTATTGGCAAAAAAACTGTAAATGCCAGTACACACTTTAACGCATTATTTGATGTAGAAGAAACTGATGTAGTTGAAGAAGACGAATTAGATGAAACTAAATTGGAGAATCTCGAGGATGAGCAATTATGA